CTTTATTTTTTCCCCGGGGGAATTTTTGAAAAACGCAGATTATATTTAAGGTAACATCTGAGAGGGCTCACTTCTAAACTGTCATGTTAATGATGCTTATGCATCTTTTTCACTCCTTTCAATGTTAAGTGTCTATTGGTATAACAGAGCCCTCTTAGATGTTACCTTAAACTGTGTTGAAACTAATAACAAACATTTAAAGGAGCGCTATAAAATTATTAGAGAGGAGGCGATAAAGGTGGCGAAAGTTGGTAAAAACACCACTAGTTCTTCTAACACTCGTAAGATCAGACCTGCTATAACACCGGAAGCTAGAGAGAACCAACTGATATCTTTAGCCATCGATTTGGTCGAACAAAGATTAATAGACGGTACAGCCTCATCTCAAGAGACTACGCATTTTTTAAAGTTAGGTTCTTCAAAAGCTATGCTTGAGAAAGAGAAACTTGCTAAAGAGAACGAGTTGTTAAAAGCTAAGACTGAAGCTTTAGAATCAGCTAAAGAAGTCGAAAAGCTTTATAAAGAGGCTCTTAAAGCTATGCGTGAATATAGTGGGAATGGTGATCCAGATGATTATTAAAACATATTCAGAATTAATGCAGCTGGAAACTTTCGAAGAACGCTATGAGTATTTGCGTGTTGGTGGAAGAGTCGGCGAAGAAACTTTTGGATTTGATAGATACCTCAATCAGAAGTTCTATCAAAAAGATCAAGAATGGTTGGATGCTCGTGAATTTGTAATTATCCGTGATAATGGATGTGATCTAGGATGTCCGGATAGAAAAATTCCAGATGGAGTAAAGATTTTAGTTCATCATATCAATCCGATTACGATGGAAGATATTATAAACCGTAACCCAAAGTTATTCGATCCTGAGAATCTTATCTCTACTATTAAGGTTACTCATGATGCGATTCATTACGGTAATGAAGACTTACTCTATAAAGATCCGATCGAAAGGAGTAAAAACGATACGTGTCCATGGCGACGCGGTTAAAAGGAGGAAACAAAATGGAAAACATTAATTACACAAAGTTTAGTGAAGACAAGAAGATCGAAACTCCAGTAGTGGAAGAAACTATAGTTGAAGAAGAGGTTGAAGTAACTGAGACGGAAACTCCGGAAGTGGAAGAACCTGTAGTTGAAGAAACTGAAGAAAAGATCGAAGAGGAAGAAGTAGAAGAAACTGAAGAACCTGTAATCGGTGTTGTAGTTAATTGCTCAAGACTGAACGTTCGTGGAAAAGCTTCAACCGATGCAGAAGTTCTTAAGATTATCGATGCTGGCGCACAGGTAAAGATCTACGAAGAAGAATCAACTGAAGAATTCTACAAAGTCCTTAGTGGTGGAATTGTAGGTTTCTGTATGAAGGAGTTCATCGAGATATAGTAACAAAGAGGTGTTTATATGGAAAGTATACTGACATCAATTAGAACGATGCTTGGGCCGGGTGAAACCTATACTCATTTCGATCCAGAGATCATCATACATATCAACTCCGCATTAGCGGAACTTAACTCGCTAGGTGTTGGGCCGAAAGAAGGATTTGAGATCGAGGATGATTCGGCTACATGGGAAGAGTTCCTAGGTGAATTTCCAAAACCTAAAACGCTTAATAATGTTAAGACCTATGTATACTTGAGTGTAAAATTGGATTTCGATCCTCCTACTAACTCAACTGTATTAAAGTCATATGAAGAAAAGATGAAGAAGCTTGAATGGAAGCTCAACGCAGCAGTTGATCCTGAACCTAAAGAAGAGTAGGAGGTGAAAATTCAAAATGGAAAACAGAGAAATAATTATTAGTGGTGAATTAAAACATCACGGTGTAAAAGGTATGAAGTGGGGTGTCAGAAGATTCCAGAATAAAGACGGCACACTCACTAATGCTGGTAAACAAAAAAGAAGACAATCAGAAGATCACGTTAGAGCCAAAGAACTGAAAAAGAAAAAGTTAAGTCAGCTGAGTAATGCTGAACTTAAGGAACTTAATAATAGAATGAATCTGGAAAGCCAGTACAGGAATCTTAAAAGACAGAATGTTTCCGCTGGTCAAAGATTTGTTCGAGATGTGGCGTATGAAGCTGCAAAGAATACCGCTTCCGAATACGCTAGAAAGTATGCTAAAGAAGGTATTAAGTTCGTTTCCAGTAAAGCTGTATCAGGAATTTACATAAAGCGAAACGGACACGTATGAGGTGGTGAATGATAATGAGTGATAATTATTTATCCCACTATGGCGTTAAAGGTATGAAGTGGGGTCGTAGAAAAGGCGTCGCTGATTCACATGGACGAGTTACGTATAATCCAATTTCTAAACGTAAGATCGCTCAACAGGAACGAATGAAAAAGATAGCTGAGAAAGAATTAGGGCGAAAAGTTAAAGAGGATGATTTTGCTTTTGATATTACGCGAAAAGGTATTAAACAAGTTAAAAAGATCGATGCTCAAAAACAACGTTATGAAAATGTTAAAAAAGAATCTGATCCGGTTTTTGGTTATATGCGTGGTCGTGATGTTGTTCGTAACACTCATTTAAGCGATAAGCAAATGGATAGAATAATTAAAAAGTTGGAAAAAGATCCTACGTTATCAGCAAAGTCTTTACAAGAAATAGAGCTCGAGAAAAATGTCAAAATTCAGAGAGGCAAAAAATTCGTTTCTATTTTTTTAATATGAATACGTGAGAAAATAATCAACAAACAAAAGGAGTTAAATTATGGCATTATCGAATACTGCAACGCCTAAGTATTACGGTCAATTTCGAGATGCCGTAATGAGAGGTGAAATACCAGTAAACAAAGAAATCTCAATGGAGATGAACCGAATAGATGATTTAATTGCAAACCCTGGGGTCTATTACGATGACCATGCTATCCAGGGTTTTATTAATTATTGTGAGAAAGAACTTACATTAACTGATGGCGAGGATCTTCATCTATTGGATACATTCAAACTTTGGGCTGAACAGATCTTTGGTTGGTATTACTTTGAAGATAGAAGTATTTATGAACCGAATCCGGATGGTCGTGGTGGAAGGTATGTTAATAAGAGAATCAAGAAACGATTAACTAAGAAACAATACCTTATAGTAGCCAGAGGTGCTGCTAAGTCAATGTATGCTTCGTGTATACAGAGTTTCTTTCTAAATGTTGACACCAGTACGACTCATCAGGTTACTACAGCTCCAACAATGAAGCAGGCAGATGAAGTGTTATCACCGATTCGTACTGCTATTACCAGAGCAAGAGGTCCATTGTTCCAGTTTCTCACGGAAGGTTCTCTTCAGAATACTACCGGATCGAGAGCTAATCGTGTCAAATTAGCATCTACCAAGAAAGGGATTGAAAACCTCCTGACCGGTTCATTACTCGAAGTAAGACCGATGAGTATTGACAAACTTCAAGGTTTAAGATGTAAGGTTTCGACTATCGACGAATGGCTTTCCGGTGATGTTAGAGAAGATCCCGTTGGTGCTATCGAGCAGGGTGCTAGTAAGGAGCAGGGTGGCGGTAAGAATGATGATTATCTTATCATAGCTATCAGTTCTGAAGGTACTGTTCGTAATGGATGCGGCGATACAATCAAAATGGAGTTAACGGAGATCCTTAAAGGTGATTACTATGCTCCTCATGTATCGATTTGGTGGTATAAACTCGACGATATTGAAGAAGTATCCGAACCCGATAAATGGATAAAAGCCAATCCTAATCTCGGAAAGACTGTAAGTTATGAAACTTATCAGTTGGACGTGGAAAGAGCTGAGAAGAACCCAGCTGCTAGAAACGATATTCTGGCTAAGAGATTCGGTATTCCAATGGAGGGTTATACATACTACTTCACTTATGAAGAAACTCTTCCGCATAGAAGAAGAGATTATTGGCGTATGCCATGTGCGCTGGGCGCCGACCTTTCACAAGGCGACGACTTCTGCGCATTTACATTCTTATTCCCATTAGCGAATGGTGCATTTGGAATTAAGACTCGAAACTACATTTCATCAACCACATTAATGAAGTTACCGTCTGCGATGAGACAGAAGTATGAGGATTTCATGAAAGAAGGTAGTTTGGTGGTTCTTGAGGGAACCGTATTGGATATGATGGAAGTTTATGATGACTTAGATAATCATATTATTAATACGAACTATGATGTTCGATGTTTCGGGTTTGACCCATACAATGCTAGAGAATTCGTTGAAAGATGGGAAAGAGAAAATGGACCATTTGGTATAGAAAAAGTTATACAGGGCGCTAGAACGGAGTCTGTTCCTTTAGGCGAGTTGAAGAAACTCTCAGAGGAAAGGCTTCTTTTATTTGACGAAGATTTAATGTCCTTCGCAATGGGGAACTGTATCACTCTTGAAGATACGAATGGTAATAGAAAGCTAATGAAGAAGCGATATGACCAGAAGATCGACGCGGTTGCCGCTATGATGGACGCTTATGTCGCTTATAAGTTGAACAAAGAAGCGTTCGAATAGGAGGTGACGCTTTGAGTGATAATTATTTATCCCACTATGGCGTTAAAGGTATGAAGTGGGGTGTAAGAAGACATCAAAAGAATCGTAGGGTTGAGAAAGCTCAAAAAGTTTTAACAAGACTCGATAAAATGCAAGACGATAAGAAACGAATGTCGAGCATGAATGCTTCTCAAAAACAGTCATATCAAAACGCTAAAAAGTATTGGAAAGAAGTAGAAAAGTCCGGACAGTATCGAGGTAATAAAACACAAAGAAATATTATAAAACGTGCGTACGACGAAAGTAGAAGTAAATCTTTTAAAGAACGAGTAAGCGAAAACGTTGCTAAATCCGCCGCACAAATAGCAGTGCAAGCATATGTACAAAAGATGCTTAGTAAAAATACAGGCATGGATTTAAAAATGGATTGGACTTCGGCTGGACGCGATTTTGTTGTTAATAATACCCAAAATCTTTTAGTCGATGAAATTTTAAACAAATCATTCGGACATTTCTAAGTGAGGTGAAAAATTCAAAATGGAAAACAGAGAACTTATGCATTACGGCGTTAAAGGAATGCGTTGGGGTCATAGGAAAACTTATAGATCAGCCGTTAAAACGGCAAATTCCGCGGCTGATGCAGCTAGAAAAGAAACATTAAAAAATACTAGTCGTATTGGTAATTCGACTTATCAAAGACATAGAAAAGCAAATGTTGCCGCTAATAAAGCTTATATGGATTCTATGAAAAAATCCAAAGCTGAAGCAAAAGCGGCTAGAGTTTCTGAAAAAAACGCAAATCCGAATAAAGGTTTATCTGATAAACAGAAGAAAGCTGTAAAAGTTGGAGCCGCGGCTGCTGGTACCGTTTTAGCGGCTTATGGAGCTTATAAATTAGTGAATATGAAAAGTGATAAAATCATGTTAGCTAGAGGAGAAGCTAATGCTAAGAGGTTTATAAACGATAATACTATTCGTGAAATGAAAGTCGGGAAAGATACGGCTACTTTTACTAATGGTATGGGTTTTAAAACAAACGTAACATTCAAGAATGGCGTGAATGCTAATCAGGCGGCTATTGATTATAAGAAAAATTTTAACAATGCGGTAGTAGACAGAGCTTCAGAAATTAAAAGAGGGGTAAGAAGAACTGCTGATAATATGACCTTTAAGCAAAAGTCTAGAAACGTATACGATTATTATCGTAAAAAATATAGATAAACGGAGGTAAATCCATATGGGCTTTAAAGACAGATTACAACACGGATGGAACGCCTTTATGAATAAAGATCCGACCGTGGAGTATAGAGATGCTGGTAATTCGTATTTTTATAGACCGGATCGTCCTCGATTCAGCAGAGGAAATGAAAAGTCAATCGTGAACTCTATCTATAATCGTATAGCTTTAGATGTCGCAGCGATTGATATTTTCCATTGTAAACTCGACGATGAAGGTAGATACATAGAAACTATCGATTCTGGCCTCAATAATTGCCTGAATATCGAGGCAAATATCGACCAGTCCGGTAGAGCTTTCAAACAGGATATTGTACAGACAATGTTTGATGAGGGCTGTATAGCTATCGTTCCGGTTGACACGACGCTGAATCCAAAAGTTACCGGATCTTACGATATCAACACTATGCGAGTTGGTACGATTACTCAATGGTATCCGAAACATGTAAAAGTAAAACTCTATAATGATCGAACCGGTAATAAAGAAGAAGTCATACTTCCTAAGAAAATGGTTGCTATTGTTGAGAATCCTTTATATGCGGTTATTAATGAGCCGAACTCTACCATGAAGCGTCTTATAAGAAAGTTAAATCTCTTAGACCAGATCGATGAACAAAGCGGTTCTGGAAAATTAGATTTAATCATTCAGTTACCTTACGTTATTAAGTCGGATGCTAGAAGACAGCAGGCGGACCAGAGGCGTAAGGATATTGAAATGCAATTATCGGGATCTAAGTATGGGATTGCCTATACGGATGGTACCGAACGTATAACACAGTTGAATCGTCCTGTCGAAAACAATCTATTGAAGCAGATTGAATACTTAACGAGCATGCTATACAGCCAGTTAGGAATCACTCAAGCGATCATGGATGGTACTGCCGATGAAAAGACGATGCTTAACTATTATAGTCGTACTATCGAACCGATAATTTCAGCTATTGTTGATGCTATGAAGAGAACGTTTCTCACGAAAACAGCTCGGTCACAGAAGCAATCAATTATGTTCTTCAGAGATCCGTTCAAACTTGTACCTATTGCCGAATTAGCGGAAATCGCTGACAAGATGACAAGGAATGAGGTTATGACTTCAAATGAAATCAGGCAGAAGATGGGTATAAAGCCATCCGCTGATCCAAAGGCTGATGAACTCAGAAACAGCAACTTGAATCATCCGGAAGAAGAAATGTATCCGTCTGAAGAATATGTGACCGATGACTACTTTGAAGAAGGAGGAGAAATTCAAAATGGCTAACTATCATTTTAGTGGATGGGCCACCAGAAACGATTTGGAATGCGGCGATGGTAGAACTATTCGCAGAAACGCTTTCAAAGGTAATGATGGCATGACCGTACCACTGATTTGGAACCATGAGCATAACGATCCTAATGCGGTTTTAGGTCACGCTTTACTTGAAAATCGTGATGAAGGCGTATATGCATATGGAACTTTCAATGACACTGAAGCTGGTCAGGCTGCTAAACAGCTGGTTATGCATGGTGATGTTAGATCACTATCTATCTGGGCTAATAAGCTTAAGCAGATTGGCGGAGATGTTATTCATGGAAATATCCGTGAACTGAGCCTTGTATTAGCAGGTGCTAATCCTGGCGCTTTCATCGATTCCATAATGGCTCACGGTGATGATGGGGAAGAAGAAATGATCATCTCTTATGATGAACATATCATGCTCTATCATTCCGACGAACCAAAGGAAGAAGAAAAAGAAGAACCTGAAAAGAAAGAAGAAACTTTGGCGCATGCTGAAGAAGACGAGAAGGGAGAAACCAAAGTGAGCGAAGCAAAGGAAAAGACTGTTCAGGAAGTTTTTGATGAATTAAACGAAGAACAGAAAACAGTAGTATATGCTATGATTGGCGCTGCTCTCGAAGAAGGTGGCGTTGAAGATGTTGAACATTCCGAAGGAGGAGAAGATTATATGTCACACAATGTATTTGATCAGTCAGAAGTAAATCAGGGTGCTGTACTTTCACACGCAGATCAGGAAGCAATCATGAAATTGGCTAAGGAAAGCGGCATTGGTAGCTTTAAGAAGGCGCTTGAAATTTACGCTGATGAAATGGGACTGATGCACTCAGAAGATAATGTTGGTGTATTCGAAAACTATGAAGTACTGTTCCCAGAACTCGAACTAATCACAAAGGGCGAGCCTGAAACACTGTGGAAGTACGATCAGAGCTGGGTTGGACCTGCTCTTCAGAAGATCCATAAGAGCCCATTCAGCAGAATCAGAACTAGACATGCAGATGCTAGACTGGCTGAACTGAAGGCTAAGGGTTATCAGAAGAAGGGTGACGAAAAGAAGGTTATGAACCAGATCACTATGATCAACAGAGAAACTACACCTCAGACTATCTATATTAAGGATAGCCTCCACAGAGACGATGTAGTTGACGTAACAGACTTCGACATCGTTGCATACGAATGGAAGGTTATGAGAAAGATGCTGGATGAGACTCTCGTTCTGGCTGCAATGGTTGGTGATGGTAGAGAACTCGACGATCCAGACAAGATTAAGGAAGGAAATGTTCGTCCAATCTGGAAGGATAACGAAGAATACACAATTCACTACGATGTAGACATCGAAGCTATGAAAAAGGAACTTCAGGGTACTGAAACTGGACAGCACTTCGGCGATAACTACATCTATGCAGAATCTATCATCCAGTCAGCTCTGTATGCGAGAGAAAAGTTCAAGGGAACTGGTACGCCAGACTTCTATTGCACACCACATCTCGTAAACGTAATGCTGCTGGCTAGAGACCTGAATGGTAGAAGAATCTACGATTCCAAAGCCGATCTGGCCAAGGCTCTGAACTGTAACTCAATCGTTGAAGTAGAACACTTTGAAGGTCTCGTAAGAGAAACTGAAGATGGTGATAAGAAGGAACTGCTCGGTCTGTTCGTAAACCTGAATGACTACACATTCGGTGCAACAAGAGGCGGAGAAATCACTAAGTTCGAAGACTTCGATATCGACTTCAACCTGAAGAAGTTCCTGCTGGAAACTAGAGTATCTGGTTCCCTGTATAAGCTGAAGTCAGCAATCGCACTGGAAAAGCCAGTTAACGAAGCTGCTGCTGGTTAAATCTAAAGGAGAAAATTCAAAATGGCGAAATACTATGGAGCGGTCGGCTATGCTGTAAGAGTAGAAACTAAACCCGGTGTATGGAAGGATGAAATAATAGAACGTAAATACGTTGGTGATTATACTCGTCCGTGGTCCAGTAGGGTTACATCATCTGGTGAGGTGAATGATGATATCGTCATCGAGAATGCGATTAGCATAGTGGCCGACCCATATGCCTATGAACATTTTCACAACATTAAATACGTAATATCTATGGGTGCTAAATGGAAAGTCACATCGGTTGAAGTTCAGCACCCTAGAATTATATTGACTACTGGAGGGATATACAATGGCGAGTAGACTTGAACTGCATACACATTTAACATCGCTACTCGGAAGCAAGGACGTATATTTCCAAAAACCAGAGTCGATGAACATGAAGTATCCAGCCATCAAATATTCGTTGAGTAAATTCGACGATAAGTATGCCAATAATGCGGTGTACAAATCGATGACAAGATACGAAATTATACTCATGGATAGAGACCCTGACAGCGAATTTGTCAAGAAATTGAAAGATACACAGTATTGTTCATTTGACCGACATTACACTGCCGACGGTCTTAACCATTGGGTATTCACGTTATATTGGTAAAAACAACAAGGAGGAAATAAACTATGCCTAAATTAGTATGGGATCAGCTCGGTGAACGTGTATATGAAACTGGTGTTGAACAGGGCGCTATTTATCCTATGACTGGCTCTACATATGGAGCTGGTGAAGCATGGAATGGTCTTACTGCTGTAACAGAAAGTCCTTCAGGTGCAGAAGTAACACCTATCTATGCGAATGATAAGAAGTATGCTGAACTTGTTTCTGCTGAAGAACTCGGTGGAACAATCGAAGCGTATACATATCCTGATGGATTCGCTGAGTGTAATGGTGAAAGAGCCATCGCAAGGGGAGTTAAGGCTGGTCAGCAGACTCGTAAGCCATTCGGTATGGTATATAAGTCACTGATCGGTAATGACACAGAAGGTATCAAATATGGTTATAAACTGAACATCGTTTATAACGTTAGAGTATCACCATCTGAGAAAGCTAACAACACTATCAATGATTCACCAGAAGCAGCAACTATGTCATGGGAATTCACAACTACACCTATCGAAATCGCTGGCTTCGAGCCATCATCAAAGCTGACTATCGATTCTACAGATGCCGATCCAGCTAAGCTCAAGTCTCTGGAAGAAATTCTGTATGGAAGTGAAGATGAAGAACCAAGACTTCCTATGCCTGATGAAATCATGACTCTTATGGGAGAAGTAGCAGCAGGCTAAAACTATAACTCTATAAATCTTAAAGACCCTGCTAATTAACGGCGGGGTCTTATTTCTTTTTAATTGAAAGGAGAACACAAATGGTAAAAGAAACTATTACTTACACAAATTACAATGGCGTTGAAGTAACAGAAGATTTCTACTTTAATCTTACTAAAGCAGAAGTTACAGAAATGGAATTAAGTATCGATGGTGGCTTGGCTGAAATGCTTACTAGAATAGTTGCAGCTAAAGACGCACCTACTATCATTAATACATTCAAAGAATTCGTACTGAAGTGTTATGGCGAGAAGTCCCCAGACGGTAAGTACTTCATGAAGGAAGACGAAAATGGAAGACCACTTTCAGATAAATTCAAACATACTGAAGCATATTCAATTGTATTCATGAAGCTCGCTTTCGATGCGGATGCAGCGGCTAAATTCATTAATAATGTAATACCTAAAGATTTAGCTAGTGCCGTTCCAACTCCAGTAGCAGAATAGAACGAATGGAGGAGTGAGAATGCTTCGAATAACCGTACCCGGTGGCGAATTATGGGACGAAGGAAAGCTCGAATTCGTTTATGCAAAAGATCAACAATTACAGC